GATGCAGAATGGCGGCTGATGAGTTCACGTGGCCGATCGCGACGCAGCCCACAGGAACCGAAACGGCGGCCGTTAAAAGCGCCCAGTTCGGCGACAACTATGAGCAGGTCGCACAAGACGGCATCAACAATCTGTCGAACATCTGGCCCATCACGGTAAGCGGCCCGTCGTCAATCGTTATCGCCGCGCGCGACTTTCTTCGTGCGCAAGCTGGCGCTTCTTTCCTATGGACGCCTCCCAAGGATGTGCAGGGAAGGTATCGCGCCTTGCAATGGTCGCTGCAGCCGATGGGTGGCGATGCATACATCCTCACAGCAACTTTAAAGCAGGCGTTTTCGCCGTGACTGTTTACGCAGATATTCAAAAACTTGAACCTGGCGCAATGGTCGAGCTGTTCGACACTGATATGCGGCCGATCACCGGAGGCGGCGCCGGTGACGTGCTTCACTACCACGGATACACGCAAGTTGGCTCGATATGGTGGCAGGGCACGGAGTACAAGCCGTGGCCGATTGATGCAGAAGGCTTCGTGCTTTCAACTGACCAGCCGCCCGTGCCCAAGTTGAGCTTCGGCAACGTGGACGGCTCCATCACCGCCTTGTGCCTTGCCTACCAGGGCTTGGCCGGTGCCATCGTCAAGCGGCATCGAACCTTCGGCCGATATTTGGACGCGGCCAACTTCCCGGACGGTAATCCCACCGCAGACCCCACTCAGGAATTTCCCCCGGACGTCTGGTTTATCGAGCGCAAGGCGAGCGAAACGAAAGAGGTGGTGCAGTTCGAACTGTCGTCGGCGCTCGACTTTGGCCAGCAGCAGTTGCCGGCCGGGCTGATCGTCGCCAATTCTTGCCGGTGGCTTTCGCGCGGCGGCTACCGCGGGCCATATTGCGGATACACCGGCGGCCCTGTCGCCAAAGCCGACGACACGCCCACGACTGACCCGGCGCTGGATGCGTGCGGCGGCCGCCTGTCGTCGTGCAAGCTGCGGTTCGGGGAGAACAACCAGCTGCCTTATGGCGGCTTTCCGGCGGCGAACTTGCTCGCATGACAGCGCCTGAGACTCTCGCCGCGGTTCACGCGCATGCGCTGGCCGATTACCCGCGCGAGGCGTGCGGACTGGTGGTAATCGTCAAGGGGCGCGAACGGTATTTGCGATGCCGCAATAACGCGGCAACGCCGAGCGATCATTTCGTGCTTGATCCGGGAGATTACGCAGCAGCCGAGGATGCTGGTGAGATTGTCGCGATCGTCCACAGCCACCCCGATGTGCCGTCGCGGCCGAGCGAGGGCGATCGCGTAGCGTGCGAAGCCTCTGGCTTGCCCTGGCTGATCGTCTCTGTGATGCCGGGGCCGGTCATCGCCGAGCAAACGCAGATCGCTCCCAGTGGCTACCAGGCGCCGCTGGTTGGGCGAAGCTTCCACCATGGCATTCTCGATTGCTGGTCGCTGTGCCGGGACTGGTACGCGCAGGAAATGGGCGTGCAGCTACCCAACCCAGCACGGCCGGACAACTGGTGGGACGACGGACGCTCGGACCTGTATAGCGCTGACGCGTTTCAAGCTGCTGGATTCACGCCGGTGTTGCTCGCGGACATTCAGCGGGGCGACCTGATCTTGATGCAGATTCGAAGCCGCAACCTCGTTCCGAATCATGCCGGCATCTATCTAGGCGGTGGATTGATGCTGCACCATATGCACGGAAGGTTGTCAAGCCGCGACGTCTTCGGCGGCTATTGGCTTGAAAACACGCGTGCAGTCATGCGATACACTGGGGTGACAGAGAAGTAGGGGGATTCATGCGAAAGGGACTGTGCTTCGCGCCGGCGCTTGCCGCCGCACTGCTTGCCGCTTGCTCCACGTCGCCGGTGTCTGAATCGAAGGCGCGGCAGGCGCAGCCTGACCACGTGTTTGCGTACCAGACCGCGAATGGCGCGCACGGCGACGTCACCATCACGCGCGACTCCGGAATGATGGGTGCGGGCTGCCTTCTGTCGGTGTTCGTGAATGGCACGGAGGCAGCGAAGCTCGGCACGTCCGAAAAAGTGACACTGCAACTCGCGCCCGGTCGCTGGAACCTTGGTGCCGGCTACACTTCGGCGATCTGCGGCGGCGCGAGCAGCCGGCGCGCGGTGCAAGTCGCCGTCGAAGCCGGCGACCATCTGCACTACCGTCTGGCCACGACGCAAGACGATTTGAGCATCGTCGCAACCGATTAAAAGAACCGTATTGCTGATCCAGTAAGCCCGCCATGTGCGGGCTTTTTTATTTCCCGGATTCGACCATGACGCAACTCCGCACGATCAGGCTGTATGGGCAGCTTGGCGCAAAGTTCGGCCGTGTCTATCGCTTCGCGCTCGACTCCAATACGCCCGCCGAAGCAATGGCCGCGCTGCGCGCCCAGGTGCCTGGATTAACGGCCTATCTCGCGAACGCAAAAAACCACGGCGTAACGTTCGCGGTGTTCGCCGGCAAGCGCAACCTCACCGCAGAGCAGCTTAGCGAGCCGAGCGGGAGCGATGACATTCGCATAGCGCCTGTACTGATCGGCAGCAAGAACGGCGGCATCTTTCAAACGATTCTCGGCGCTGTCTTGGTTGTCGTAGGCGCGTACTTTCACATCACGCCACTGGTCAGTGTAGGCATCTCGCTCATGGCCGGCGGCGTGGCGCAGTTGCTGTCGCCGCAGCCCAAGGGCGTGAAAGGCGGCAGCGCGACCAACCAGCCCAGTTATGTGTTCAACGGCGCAGTGAACACCCAGGCGCAAGGCAACCCGGTTCCCTACCTATTCGGCCGAATGATCGTCGGAAGCGCGGTCGCATCGGCCGGCATTCACGCCGAAGACTACGCGCCCGCAACGCCTGGTGTCGGGCCTGGTGTTGCGAATGGCAGCACAGTCAAAAACTTCTATCAACAGGCATAAGCAGCATGCAGCAGGCACTGATTCAAGGCGCAAAGGGCGGCGATTCAAGTACGCGAGCGCCCGTAGAGTCGGCGGACAGTCTGCGCTCCATCGCATATTTTCGCATCCTCGACCTGATTAGCGAGGGAGAAATAGGCGGCCTGGTTAATGGTCTGCAGTCGATATACCTCGACAAAACGCCGCTCGCCAACAATGACGGCTCACTCAATTTCAAAAACGTGCAGGTTGTCACGCGCAACGGCACGCAAGACCAGACGTACATTCCAGGCTATCCAGCGGTCGAGAACCAAACGACAGTCAACGTCGAATTGCGGTCGGACGCGCCGTGGGTGCATTCGCTGACGAACCTGCAGCTATCCGCGGTGGGCATCATGCTGGAGGTCAACGGCCTCTCGCAGACAAATACAAGCAATGGCGATATCACCGGTTACACCATTGCGTACATCATCGAAGTTCAAACGGATGGCGGCGCGTACCAAACGGCCTACACCGGCTCGTTTACAGGAAAAACCACCACAACCTATCAGCGCTCGCATCGCATTGATTTGCCGGCCGCGCAAATTGGCTGGAATGTTCGCGTTACGCGACTTACCGCCAACGCACACAGCTCCTACATCAATGATACGACCACCGTCAGCAGTTACACGGAAATCATTGACGCAAAGCTCGCGTACCCGAACAGCGCGCTTGTGGCAATTTCTGGCGATGCGTCGCAGTTCACCAACGTCCCGGCGCGCGCGTACGACATGTGGGGCCGCATTGTCCAGGTTCCGAGCAACTACGATCCGCTCGCGCGCACGTACGCAGGGGTGTGGGACGGAACCTTCAAGCTGGCATGGACAGACAATCCGGCGTGGGCGTTCTATGACCTTGCGCTGCACCTGCGCTATGGCCTTGGCAACCTGATCACCGCAGCACAGATAAACAAGTGGTGGCTTTACAGCATTGCGCAATACTGCGATGAGATGGTCCCGGATGGGATGGGCGGGATGGAGCCACGCTTTACCTGCAACATCTTCCTGCAGACGACAGCCGACGCCTACAAGGTGCTGAGCGATATCGCCAGCGTGTTTCGCGGTATCTCGTACTGGGGCGCCGGCGCGATCAATACGTCCGCCGACATGCCACAGGACCCGGTGTACGTCTATACCGCTGCCAACGTCATCGAGGGGCTGTTTACCTATTCGGACAGCGCCCGCAAGACTCGCTACACGACTGCGCAGGTCACATGGAACGACCCGCGCAATTTCTACCTGCCTACAGTCGAGTACGTGCAGAACGATGCCGCGCTCGCGCGCTACGGCATCCAGCCGGTGTCTATCACCGCGTTTGGATGCACATCGCAAGGACAGGCGCAGCGAGCCGGGCAATGGGTGCTGCTGACGTCTCAGCTTGAGACGGACACGGTAGTGTTTAAGGTTGGCCTTGACGGCATCATTGCGGCGCCCGGCCAGATCATTCGCGTACAGGACCCGAGCCGCGCAGGGAAGCGCCAAGGCGGCCGCATATCGGCGGTTGTCGCCGGGGCGGGCACGACCATCATTACGGTTGACCGTGCGCCGGATGCGATCGCAATCGGCGACAGCCTAACGGTGGTACTGCCCACGGGCGTGTCTGAAACGCAGACCGTGAAAGCCATCAACGGGAACGCGATTACGTGCGCACCTTTCTCAACATTGCCTGCCGTGCAATCGGTGTGGGTATCGGAAAGCGCAACGCTTGAAGCGCAGACTTTCCGCGTGATATCCGTATCTGAGGACAAGTCTGACACGGATATCAGCTTCACCATCACGGCAGTGGAGCACAACACAAGCAAGTTCGACGCGATCGATAACGGAACGATCATCCAGATTCCGCCCATCAGCTCGCTGCCGTCGAGCATCCAAGGACCAGTCGCAAGCGTCACGTTGAGCGGCAACGTCGTCGTAGCGCAGGGCATAGCGAACAATGTTCTGACGATAGCGTGGCCAGCAGCCACTGGCGCCGCGCAATATCAGGTGAAATGGAGAAAGGACAATGGCGACTGGGTAAACGCCGGCACAGTTGCAAGCACGTCTTGCGATGTGCAGGGGATTTACACCGGTAATTACCAAGCGCGCGTTTGCGCCATCAGCCCGGGAAACGTGGTTTCTGTGCCCACGCTCTCGGCCGTAACGCCAATCCAAGGCAAGACGGGCGCGCCGCCTTCACTCACCTTCTTGACGGCCAAGTCGCTCGTGTTTGGAATTGCTCTGCAGTGGGGATTTCCGCCGGTGGCGGAAGATTCGCAGCGCACCGAAATCTGGTATTCGCAGTCGCCAGACATCGCGACTGCCTCAAAGCTCGGGGACTTTGCCTACCCACAGAACAGCAACCAGATGCTTGGCCTGGCTGCTGGCGTCTCGTTCTTCTTCTGGGGGCGCATCGTCGATAAGACGGGCAACATTGGCCCTTGGTATCCCACCGGCGCCGGCGTCAACGGCCAGGCGAGCAGCGACGCAACTACCATTCTGAGTTACCTCGGCGGCCAGATCGGCGAAACGCAGCTCGCGCAGGACCTGCTTGGGCCGATCAAGGCAATCACGCCTGACATGGCCGGCGATCCTTCCATCTTCGCCGGCGACACCACGAAATACGCAGGCGTCTGGAGCCAACTGTACGCCCAGCAAGACGGCGACAACGCGCTGGCCAAGCAAATCGACACGGTTGCAGCGTCAACCGCCGGATTTGGCGCGCTGGTGCAAACCGAAACGCAGGCACGCATCGATGGAGACAGCGCGCTCGCGTCCCAAGTAACCACGGTGCAGGCGACCGCGGGCAACGCGCAAGCGCTTGCACAAACCGCCGCGACAACGGCCGCGAACGTCAACGGTAGCGTGTCTGCCTCCTACCAGATCAAAGTCCAAATCGACCCAGGCACTGGTAAATACTATGCCGCGGGCATGGCTATTGGCGTCGACAACTCCACGGGCATTGCTCAGTCGCAGATTTTGTTTCAGGCCGATCGCTTCGCGCTCATCGGCACCGCAAATGGGAACATCGCAAGCCCCTTCGTAATCCAGAATGGCCAGACGTTCATAAACCAAGCCTTCATCGGTAGCGGCTGGATTACCAATGCGATGATCGGGAACCAGATCGAATCTACGTCTGTGAACGCTGCTGGGTTGCCAACTTGGGAAATCAACAAGACCGGCACTCGCTATGTGCGCGGTGATCAATTCACGATCACCGAAGACTCGAACGGTTGGCGCATGACCAACTCGGGAGGCGTGGTAGTCATCGAAATGGGCGTACTCAGCTAATGGCCATGTATGGCCTGAGAACTAGGCACCCAGTTACCGGTGCCGTACTGAGCGATCCCACTACTGGTTTGACTCGGGTGGTTGGCTCCGTGTATGTGTCCGCAAACAGCGCAGGATTCCTCGACGTTCCGGCTTTCTCAAGCGGAACACCATTTGCAGTAGGGTACGCGGGCGGCGTGCCGAATATTGGTTCAAGCCAGACCTACCCAGTGCACAGCATCAGCGGCACACGTCTTAGCTGGAACAGTGCGCCGTTGCCTACGACAATTGTTTATGGCGTGTACGCGGGTAATACCTCTGGCAAAACGGGGGCAGGGGCCGCGGCTGTGCGGTTCTACAACCAAAATTTCGCGACGCAGATAGATAGCTTTTACGTGAACCATTGTGTGCTCACGTCTGGCGCACTCAACATCCCCGCTAACGGCAGTTTCGCCATCACCATAGCGGCAACTTCGCCACTCGTTGCGTATCGGGGCACGTACCTAGTTACGGTGCTTCAGCAAGTAAAGAACGGGAACGGAACTTGGACGCTAACCATCGGTGCGGGACCATATGGTGCCGTTGGAACGTATTACATATTTGACGTGGTGTCCGCATCATCTCAGATGTTTGCCACGCCCGTTGGTTTGCGTATTCGCAACCCGGCGAACAACGCCGTGGTCTTCGACAGCCGCATGAAATACATGCGCGTTGTCCAGATTGGTGATAACGCAGCCGATGGAGGCGTACCGGCGAACCTATACACCACTGCGCTCAATCGCGACGGCCTAGCAGCAATTGTAGATCCGGGTCTTTGGTTCAATGAGACCACGCGCGAAAGCGAGGACCAGAACGGAAACCCGATCTTCACCGACGTGTACAGCCCCTATTTCGTTGGAGCTGGCGTCAATGGCACCACGCTAACTGAGGGCTCTGTTTCCGTAGGCAGTGAGTCCCCTGTCATTCCGGGCAACTCGCAAACGGGGCAAACGATCCTCGTTGACGTAACCAACTACTGAGGCATTCATGGCACAGCAACATCTCAACTTCGGTACGGCCCCAGCCGGTACCGATGGCGACACCCTGCGGACTGCGCTCGGGAAAGTCGAATCGAACACCACTGAGCTTTATGCAAACGTTGCTTCAAACGTGGCAGCGATCTCTGCAAATACATCGTCGATAGGCGCCAATGCGACCGCGCTTGGCGTTTTATACGGCTTCAAGAATAAAGCCATCAACGGAAACTTCGATATTTGGAAGCGCGGCACGACGTTAGTTATTGCTGCGGGTGGCATCGGATACATTGCCGATCGTTTTAACAATCAAAGCTTTGGTGGAACTTCGGCTAACGTTTCGCAGCAAGCCTTTCTGCCTGGGCAGACAGCCGTTCCAAATAACCCGCAGTTTTTTATTCGCCATGTCGTTACCAGTGTGGCAGGCGCTGCGAACGGATATCGCATGCAGCAAAAGATCGAAGGGGTTGCTAGATTATCTGGTAAAACCATTACGGTTTCTTTCTGGGGTAAGGCTGATGCAAACCGTAACATGTGCCTTCAAACAACGCAGTCGTTCGGAACAGGAGGGTCTCCATCGGCAAATAATGAAATCGTCGGAACGACATGCGCACTTACTACTGCTTGGCAAAAATTTTCCGTAACCGTAGTTGTGCCTAGCATTCTTGGTAAGACGCTAGGCACAAACAATAATGATGCGTTTGTTATTCAATTCTGGTTTGATGCAGGATCGAACCAAAACGCATTGACGAATAATCTCGGACAGCAATCAGGTACGTTCGATATCGCTCAGGTGCAGGTGGAAGAAGGTGCCTTTGCTACAACGTTCGACATCAGGCCAATCGGTATCGAGTGGCTCTTGTGTTCGAGGTATTGCAACGTATTTAACATGAGCGCGGGTGTTGCATTTGCCGTTGGCGTTCAATATAGCTCTACAAATTCATTTATAATGCTGAACGTTATAACGGATATGCGTGCATCTCCATCTATGACTATAACTGGTGGAGGAATAGGGTGGACTGGCGATGGCACCACCAATGCGAGCAATCCTGTAATAAACACCAGCAACGCCACATTTAATCAGTTTGCCTTGGTGTTTACGATTAGTGGTGCGACAGTTGGGCGCGCAGGATATGCGTCTGCGAAGACTGGTGGTGCTGTTATTATTCTCGATGCGGAACTTTGAGCATGAGCGATTACCAATTACTCAATAGTCCCGGTTGTATCATTCGTTTGTCCGACGGTGCATGCATCCCCGCAGACGAAAGCAATCGCGATTATGAAGCCTATCTCGATTGGTGCGCGGCCGGCGGTATTCCCGTCCCTGCGCCACTTGTTACCGTTAACGACATCATAGGCGAGTTCCTGCCTCAGCTTCAGGCCTGGCTCGATGGTGTTGCAAAGCAGAACGGCTATGACAGCTCGTTGTCCTGCATTTCGTACCTCGACTGCACGGTGGCGCAATGGGCGGCTGATGCTGCGGCCATGAAGGCCTATCGTGCCGCACTCTGGACATGGGCATACGCGCAGCAAGTGACGCTCGATGCAATGACGCCCGAGCAGCTTGCGGCAATCACAGTTGACCAGATCATCGCGCAGGCGCCAAAGGCTTCGGATTATGGTTGGGTCGTGCATGCCACGCCGGCTGCTTCCGCGGCCGCAACGTCAGCCCCCGCCGCCTCGCCGGCTACCGCCTGATCGACCTCAGCCGTTTCGAGCGATCCACCACCCCAATTCGTCGATCGAAGCATCCCAGCCTGGACGAACAAGCGGTTTTTCCCGTGGTGGCCGCTCTTTGGCCGTGCCCCAGCTATAGCCCATTGGCTGGACCGAGATGCGCCGCCAGTTGAAGCACGTCCAGCGTTCTAGCTGTTGGATTGCGCGATACCGACTGCCGTACGTCGCATCGAAGTTCGGCGTGCCGTCCCGCCCGCGCGGAAAGATCGACACCGCCCACTGCCCGGTCGGTCGCTTGGACACTTTCCCAAAAGTCACGCTCAGGGTTGGTGAGCTCAGGCGCGCATGCCAGGTGTCCATGAAGAAGTTGCCTTCGATCCAGAGGCGTTCCCATTCGATGGTGACTGCAGCCGTCGGATGGCCGCCGCGGGCGCCGGGCTCAAGGATGCGTCGGATGGTGGTGCGCTGTTCGAAATCCATGCCGGCAGGGTAGGCCGAGCCCGTCTCACGCCGCGGGAGCGGCCGTGCCATGATGTCCGTCCCGGCCCACGGAGCCAGGCCATGTGCTACTCGGCCCAAATCTACGCGGACTTCAGGAAGTACGAACGGTTGGGCGGCATGCTCGACCTTGGTGCCTTCGTGAAGATGTTCTGGGAGCGCAAGAAGAGCGGGGACTGGGTGCGCAAGGTGCCCAAGGCGATGCGGGATTCCTTCGCCAATCCGCGCAACGCCGGCGAGGCCGAGCTCAACGCCATAGCGATCGAGGCCGACCGCGCCGCGGCCGTGGCCCTCGAGAAAGAGATCGCCGAGCAGACCGAGCGCCTGGCCAAGGCCCAGGCCATCCTGGCTTCACCCAAACCCACCAAGAAAGCTGAAACCGACCAGCGTGTCGCCACGAACAAGATCGCCGCCGCCAAGGCGAAGCTGACCGAGCTGGGCCGCGCTGCGAATGCCGACGGCCTCGGCCGCATCTGGCCAGGGTCATATTGCCCGGTCCTGATCCGCGACCATGCCACGGGCGAGCGCCTGATCGTGCCGATGCGCTACCGCTGCCGGCTCTACGGCTGGACGGCCAAGGAAGAGGCGCTGAAGCCGGGGACTTACAATGCCAGGCGCGACAAGCTGTCGACGGTCTGGAAAAAGCTCTTCGGCTACAACCACGGCATCGTCGTGGCCAGCCGCTTCTATGAGTCGGTCAGCCTGCACCGCCTACAGCAGCGCGAGCTGGCGCCAGGCGAGAAAGACATCAG